GTTTGTTGGAAGGGGGCAAGAAAACGCCCCGGGGGGGGGAAGGAGGGGCCGGGGGGGATAACATGGAGTGCAGCACAAAACCGGACAAAGAAAATTTTATGCTTGCAGGGGTCAGTATACCACGCTCCCTGCATATGGGCAACCGCCCGGAAGGAAGTGTTATCATGCCCCGCAAAAAATCCACCGCAGCCGATGCACCGCGCCTGGTGGCTTACTACCGCTACTCCGGCGGCAGCCGCCAGACCGAGCAGAGCATCGAGGGCCAGCGCCGGGACTGTGAGGCCTACGCCCGCGCCCACGGCATGACCATCCTGCGCGAGTATGTAGACCGCCACATCAGCGGCAAAACCGATGACCGCCCCGCCTTCCAGCAGCTGGTGGCCGACAGCGCAAAGCACACCTTTGACGCCGTGATCTGCTGGAAAACCGACCGTCTGGCCCGCAACCGCTACGACAGCGCCGTCTATAAGAAAAAGCTCCGGGACAACGGTGTGGAGATTCTCTATGCCGCCGAGAGCAACATCTCCGGTGCCGAGGGCATCATCATTGAGGGCCTGATGGAAGCTCTGGCTGAGTATTACAGCGCCGAGCTGGCCGAAAAAGCCCGCCGCGGTATGCGGGAATCCGCCCTTAAAGGCAAAGCCCTGGGCAGCTCCCGCCCGCTGGGCCTCACCGTGGACGCCGACAAACACTACATCATCGAGCCCACAGGTGCCGAGGCAGTCCGGTATATCTTTGAGCAGTACGCCGCCGGGCTGTCCTCTTCCTCCATCGTGGAGCGCCTGAACGCCATGGGCCTGCGCACCAGCCACGGCGGCCCGTTCAACAAAAGCAGCATCAACCGCATCATTCAGAACGAAATGTACCGCGGCGTTTACGTCAGTAAAAAGTTTGATGTCCGCATCGAGGGCGCGATCCCGGCCATCATCGACAACGATTTATGGAAAAGGGCACAGAAAATGTTTGAACGCAACCGCCAGAGCCGCACCCCGCACGCTTCCCGCGCCGATTATATTCTCTCCGGCAAACTGTACTGTGGAGAGTGCGGCTGCTTGATGAAAGGCGTCTGTGGACGCAGCAGCGGCAACGGCCAGATGTACCACTATTACGCTTGCCCCGGCCGCTCCATTGGCCGCGCCTGCACCCGCAAAAATATCCCGCAGGACGAGCTGGAAGCTATGGTGGTCAATTCCGTTGCGGACCTGCTGCTGGAGCCCGAGCTGCTGGAGCAGATCGCAGACGCCATCGTGGAGCTGCAGCAGGCCGAGGCCGCACGCCCTGACCCGGAGAAGCAGGCGCTGGAAAAATCCCTGTCCGATGTCCGGAACAAGATCCAGAACATCCTCTCTGCCATTGAGAACGGCACCTCCAGCGCCGCCCTCTCTGCCCGCCTTGCCGACCTGGAGCAGCAGGAGAGCACGCTTTCCTATCAGCTCTCTTCCCTCACCGCCAAAAAGCCTCTCACCTTCACCCGTGACCAGATTTTGTTCCTGCTGCAGCAGTTCCGTGTCTCCCCCTCGGAGCGCACCAAGGCCTACTGCCGCCGCCTGGTTGATACCTTTGTGGATCACATCGAGCTCACCAACACCGAGCTGATCCTCTATTTCAACATCTCCGACGAAACCATTGATAAAAACAAAAAAGCTCCCCGGTCGAACCCTTCCGAAGAAAGTTCGACCGAGAAGCGTTTGGTCCGCCTGACATTCCCCCAGTCGAACCTTTCCGTCACCATCTTCCCTTCTTATTTTTTCCTCACCTGTCCCCTCTCCCATCAACCTCTTTCCGCCGACACGTCGTCCAGCATCTCATCGTTTCGATAACAGCCGCTTTTTACACGTTCTTCCACGTCCACTTTAATTAAACAAACAAAATCCCTCTTTCAGCGAGTCAACGCCGAAAGAGGGAGCTATGTATCATTATATTTTTTTGCCGGTACGTTTTTTGTCAATCAATTTATAAATTGATTCCAATGAATTTTGAACTTCTTTCCAAAAGTTTTTTTGCTCTCCTCCTAAAGGCAGCGGATGATTTCCGGCCTCAACTATCATGTCTTCTAGATTTCCACACTGCTTTGTCAGTTCCGAAAAGAACTCATTATCATCATATTTATAAAACAACGCCGAGAAATTCATTTCACTCAGAACGTCACAAAATTTGTTTCCATTACGCAGATAGCCATTGCCATCAAAATCAAGGCTCGTTCTGGATTGGGGAATCTTTTTTATAAGATATTCGTCAAAAATCATGCTGCAATTAGCCGAACGAATAGTAGCATCGGCGGACTTATTCGCTGTATTAGCTGCATAAATAGCCACTAGAATAGCAAGTCCTGAAAAGAATGCAGAGATAGCATCAATCATTTACTCACACATCCTTTACATCAGCATTAGACGATCCAGAATGGTTTTTTTGGGGTTGGAAATCTTGGAGACAACGACGTCAAAATTTTTTTCCATTCCCTCACGTCCGATTTCAGTATAAATTTTCCCAAAGAACCCCTGGATAAACGAAGACGCCAAATAGTCGATTTGCTCAGGGAAAACAATTGTAAACGGTTCATTCAAATCGATTCGACCGTCGACCTGTGCATCAAATAGTTTTCGGCCATAACTATTTCCTGCAAGTTTTGTCAAACTCCTATCTTTTATTTCAAGAGAAATCACTTGTTTGCTCATAATGCATTCTCCGTTTCCATCACAAAATTCAAATTGTATGCAGTCCCAGGGAAGTAGATTGGGAATGTTGAAAAAACATGCTTGTCCGGAGCGCAATGTTGAAAGTCATGTTCATGATTCATTCCAATCCAGTGATCTTCATCATATTCCAAAAGCGACCGTATGAATTGCATTTTCCGTCTTCCTGATAGAACATAGCAGTTGTTTCCGTCTGCTTGAACCTCAAGCCATTTTATTAAAGTAGGGAGGCCCGTTCCCCCGATAAGATATTCATTCGGTCTGCCAGATATGCGATCTTGGAAGGCACTCAACATAAAAAACTCATCATCTCCATAGCCTTCCCTAAAAAATCTTCTGTGATGCATGTAGATTTCGCGCAATCTCCAATATCGTGCACTGTCGCTCTTATCTCGTAGTTCAGGATTAACGCATAACTTTGTCTGTATTTGCGACGAGAGCAACGTCGCAGAAAAATTAACAACACAAATATTCACACCGTAATACTTTGGCCCAGTCGGGTCGTTCCGGCGAACATAGTCACGTGGTGTCACATCAATATCAAGGAAACAATCTGAGCAGCTATGCTCAAGTGCATTTCCCACCAACTCTACAGCAACTTCAGCAAGCAAGTCACTGCGAGACTTTGTGATTCCAAGATTCTCAAAAAACAAGCACAATGTTGTGATTGCGGAGGACAATGTCTCATCATCATTTTCATTGGCTAAAAAAAGTTTGCGATAATAATTTTTTCCAACACCAAGCCTAAATTGACGGACAAAATCCATGGCAGGCTGCGCAGGTCTTTCCAACATATATAGAGGTGACAGTCCAATACCATCGGTAAAAATATTCGTTTCTTTCTTATTGTAATGAAACTGTACAGATATACCGTGATCCGCAATAATATGCTCGATATAGCATTCTAACAGAACATATGTAAATTTTTCGTCGAACACACCGTTTGGAAATGCGATTAAAATAGACGAAATCTGGCTGTTGTTGTGCACGGTAAGAAAAAGCCCGGCAATGAGTTCGGAAACCGTGTCAACCGTCAGCAACTGCTGATTTCCATAAAACAAACAGGATTTCCCGTCTGGTAGAAAAACAGGTGTAAGTGCTCTAGCAGATGTCGCATTCCGCAATTGCCGCTCAAGCAGGGTTACGTTCTTCATACACATCACCGACCTAACCGATAATCATACTGATACACTATGGTAGTTACAAGGTCATTATAGCACACATTCTAACCACTAACAACAAAAAAATCTCCCCTATCCGCCTTGTTTACGGTCGAATACGAGAGATTTTTTTTGTTTTGCGCTGACTCCGTTCAGGTTCGACGTACTCCGAACAGCAACCCTTATCACGGGGCTGCGGCTCTTGTCATGTATGGGGTCAGTGCACGCCCTTCTTCAGCTGCTCCAGATAGCTGTCCGCCGCCAGCGCCTCTTTGGTAAAGGAGTTGTTCTCCCACCATGCCCAGATGGCCGCCGCCGAGGTCAGGCCCGCCGTCACCCACTGCTCCAGCTGTGCGCTGTCAATGGGCAGCAGCGGCTTGCCGCAGGCGCTGAGGATCTGGTTTGCCAGGGCCAGGCCCAGCACGGCGGTGCGTGCCACGGTGCCGGCGGAAATGTTGTTGTTCTTCGTGATGTGTGCGTTCATGTTCAGGTTCCTTTCTGCTCTTCCGAGCGCTGCTTTAAAATGTCCACGGCCTTTGTCAGCGCCGCCGGGATCGGCAGGCCCATCAATCCGGCATTCTCAACGATGGAAATGGTCTCGTTGCAGATAAAGCCGATGACCACGGCGTCCCGCACAAAGCTGGTTGCCATCACGGCGTCCAGCCGGCAGGCCACCAGCACGATCAGCAGGGTCTCTCCCTTGCGGATCAGTCCCTTCCAGCCCGCACGGCTCTCCAGCGCGCCGGTCCGGCTCTTGGGGCTGGCGTGGAATACGCCCGCCACGATCAGGCCGGTCACGTAGTCCACGGCCATAAAGAGGATCAGCGTCTGCAGCGCCGCATCCCAGCCGCCGTACAGGCTGGCAATGGCGGCCCCCAGCGCCCCCACGGCCATGCAAAAGGTGTCTTTCATGTCGTTTCCTCCTTTCGTCTCATTTTCGTTTTAATCGTCTCAAAGCGGTGTGCCGTGAGACGATCAGCCCACCCACCGGCTCTTGTTGGGCCGGGTGTCCACATGCACCCAGCCCTTGGCGCGGCCCGCCTTGACGGGGTAGCGGCCAACGCCGCCCCAGGCGGGCATCAGACTCTCGGCGTAGGCGGCCACGTCCTCGACGCTGACGCCCTGCACCTGGATGTCAGCCGCCCGGCCCAGCAGGTGCTGGCTGGATTTTGCACCACCCACAGCGGTGTTGTGGGTGGCCGTGCGGTAGCCGCTGGTGATGACCACCGCCTTGCCAAAGTGCTCCCGGATGGCCTGCAGCAGCACCGTGAGGGCCTCGTCCACCATGATGGCGTCGCTGCCGTCGCGGCACCGGAACTCCCGCACCTTAAAGGCCGGGGACAGCTGCTTGGCACCGTCCTTGGCGAGGCTGTACTGTTTGATTGCCATTTTGTCACGTCCTTTCTGTTTCGTCAGGTTCTTCTGTTTCTTCGTCCTGCTCGGTTACTGCGGAGATGCCGTTTGCGGCCAGCAGGGCTTCCACGGTGCTACGCAGACGGGCGGGCACCTCGTCCAGCGTCTTGATACCCTTGCGGATCAGGGCTGCATAAATTTTCGCCATCAATTTCCCTCCTTTTCTTCGTACAGCTCGCACAGGGCCACCTGAAGATCGGTGACACTGCTCTCCACGGCGGTCACCTGCGTCAGCAGGTCCGCGAGGGTGGGGTAGTGGTAGCCGTCAATCCAGAGTTCCAGAGGGAACACTGTTTTGTATGGATAAACAACATGAAGGATGCCGTTTGTTTGGAATGTGATTGTAAAATTGTAGTCACAGTCATAAGTTGTCGTGCCACCGCGTGCAATGCTTTTTTCAGTGTTATTATTGTAGCTGTTGTACTTGCCTTTGGTAATGCATATCTTATCAACATTGTCTGGAATCTGAACATCCCAAGTTGTGAATTTGTTAGGAGACGTCACATGGGTGTTCCACACCAGTCGCGCCTCCGACTTGACCGCCACACTGGCCGCGATGGTGTCATACAGCGTCTTGCCGCTCAGGGTGCCGTCCGGGGCGATGTCCAGGTAGTCCCCTACCTTTACGCCGCCCAGCTGGTCTGCTGTGGCGGCAGGCAGCACGTACTCCTGGGCCAGCATCACGGTCTCGGTGCTGCCGTCGCCCTTGGTCACGGTCATTGTGTTGCCCTGCACGGTCAGCGCCTTGAGGTACACGCCGCTCCCCGCTTCCACCGCGCCCACGTCCTCCGCCGTCAGCGGGGTCTCCTTCCCGGTGCCGCCGTGTTCTGTACCCAGCACCTCGGTCATGGCCGGCAGGCTGGTGGTGTCCTGGGTGGTAAAGCTCTTTTCGCTGCCGTCGGCCATCGTCACGGTCAGGGTGCGGCCCTCCAGCCGGATGCTCTGCACCACCGCCGCACCGCTGGCCGGCATGGCTCCCACATCCTCAGCCGTCAGGTGCACCGCGCCGCCCTTGCCGTTGACGCTCACCACCTTCCCGGTCTCCGGGGCCGCTGCCTCTGCCCGGGCCGCCGCAGCCTCTGCCCTCACTGCCGAATTTTCAGAGTTTTCGGCCCCTGCCGTTGCCGTCCGGGCCGCCGTCTCTGCCTGGCCCTTGGCATTCACCGCCCGGGTTGCTGCGGTGGCCGCCGTCTCGGCGTTGGTCTTTGCGCTGGCTGCGGCCTGCTGCGCCGTGTTGGAGTATTCCAGCACCCGGGCCACAAAGGTCTCGTACTGGGTGGGGCTGATTTCCACGTCTCCGTCGGTGTTCAGAGTGCTGTAGCACTCGTACTTGGTGGGCTTTGTCAGGGCCCGGTAACCGTCCGCACCCAGGGCCAGCAGCATCCACTGGCCGCCGGGGCTGGCCGTCAGGGTCTTGTCCACCGCCACGCTGTCTTCGTCGTCCAGCAGCACCGGTGCGGGCAGGGTGCCGTCCAGCCACTGCACATGCAGCGTCACGCTCAGGCCCTGCCATTCTGCCGGCAGCTCAAATTCCAGCTTTTCCACCCCGGCGCTGCTCTGGCCGCCCACCTTCAGCACCCGCACGTCCGGGGCAAACTCCGCCCCGGCAAAACTGCGCTTCAAGATCTTCACACGCATTCGCGTCTCCTCCTTTCGCCCTTCCAGTCTACCGCACTCCGCTGCACAAAAAACCTGCGGACTTTCGCACGCAAAACAAGGATTGCAAAAAGAGATTTTCCTATTTTATGTGCGCATCATGTTGACATCATGCGCATATCATGTTATTCTAAGCATAGAATAGTTCTGAAGGAGGTTTTCGTTATGGCTAAAGTAAGCACCAACATCAGTCTGGATGCAGATCTCAAGCGTTCCAGTCAGGAGCTTTTTTCCGATCTTGGCATGGATCTCTCCACCGCAGTCACCATCTTTCTGAAGCAGGCAGTCCGCGTTCAGGGCCTGCCGTTCCCTGTCTCGCGGGAAATTCCCAATGCGGAGACCGCAGCTGCCTTGAACGAATACTCCGCCATGAAGACACACCCCGAAAATTACCCCCGTTACGCATCCTTTCACGATGCTATGAACGAGGTATTGTCCAATGCTTGAGGTCGTTCTTTCCAATCGCTTCAAAAAGGATCTCAAACTCGCCGCCAAGCGTGGCTGCGATCTCAGCCTGCTGGAATCCATCGTGGACCAGCTGGCCGCACAGCAGCCCCTGCCAGAAAAGAACCGCGATCACGATCTCACCGGTGATTACATCGGCTTTCGTGAATGTCACATCCGTCCCGATTGGCTTCTGATCTATCGCGTGGACGGTGAGCAGCTCATGCTCTTCCTGTTCCGCACAGGTACGCACTCTGACCTGTTTGACTGATGCCCAGTCGCGAGGCCGACCCCCCCCGCCGCGTGGCCGCGGGGGGGGGGGTGCTCTTGTTTACTTCAGCAGATCATACCGGTCAAACTCGTTTTCCTTCTGTGCCTCCTTCTCTGCGTTCTTCTCCGCCTGTTTCACCCAGTCGTCCAGATTCTTCTGCTCGTACAGGGCGTTCCCGTCTTTGTCGGTCAAGGCCAGCAGCATCTCCGCCAGCTGCTCCCGGTCGTACTCGCTGCCATCCACATAGTCCGCCTTAGCCGCCTTCGTGATCTCATTTTTCACGCTGGACGGCTTCTTGCCCGCCTTCACCAGCCGGTCGTACTCGTCCTGCACGCTCTGGCCGCTGCCGCTGCCCACGGCATCCCGCAGGCCCGCATAGATGCTGCTGGCCTTGTCGTATCCCTTCTCGGCCTTCAGCAGCTCGTTGCTCTTTGCATCCACCGCTTTCACCACGCAGTCGTGGGCGTCGCTCTGTTCCCCGCCAAAGGCCTGCTGCATCTCGCTCGTCATCTGGTCCACCAGCTGCTTGCGCTTTTCCCAGCGGTCGGCGTTGGTCTCCTGCGCCGCCTCGGTCACCCGGGGCTCGTACTGCTGCAGCCGCTGTTTCATCTGCTCGTACATCTTGTTTTCCTGGATGGTCCCGGCCTCCACCATGCCGTTCAGCTTTTCAATCGCGGCTTTCGCCTCCACCGTGTCCCCGTTCAGGTAGGCGTTGTACAGCCGGTCATACTGGCCGGTGGCGCTGGCGGGCAGGCTGTCAAAGTTTCCGCCCTCCTTGTTCCAGTTGGCAAGGGTGTCCATCCAGCCGGTCACCGCCTGCACCTGCTTTTTCAGGTTGGCGTAAGGGATGCCCCGTGCCGCCGCAAACTGGCCCAGCATGTCTACAATGGCCTCCTTCATCTGGGCGTTGTAGGCGTCCAGCTGCTTCTCGGTCATCTCGCTGGTGTCCTTGGCTTCCAGCTGGTATACCTTGCCCATCTTCCGCACCACGTCGTTCAGCACTTCAATGCCGTTCATGCTGATGGTGGAGCGGGTGCTGGTAAAGCCGGACGTCACCAGGTCCACGGCGGTCATGGCCTCGCTCACGCCGGTCCAGTTGCTGCCAAAGCTCTTCACAAACTGCCGCACAAAGTCCCATGCCACGCTCCACGGGGTCATGTCGCCGTTGTCGTCCTGCAGGTCCTGCCACCGGTGCAGCCCAAATTTCACGCCCACGCCCAGGGCGGCGATCACGGCCGTCTGCACCACCTGGCTGCTCACGGCGCGCCACACCCGCTGCCCTGCCTGGTCTTTTGCGTTCTGCGCTTCTTCCAGCGCCGCCTTGCTTTCGGCGCCGGGCCGTTCTTTGTACGCGGCCTTCCGGGCCTTCACCCATTCGCCCTGCGCCGCATAGTCCTCAAAGGCCGACGTCAGGATCTGCGCGTTCTGCTGCCGCTGGGTGCTGAACATCATCAGCGTCTTGGTCATCTCGTTGCCGGACCGCTGGAACCCCGTGCGCTGCATGGTGGTGTAGTTGGGCTGGGTGTGCTCCACCACCTGCTCAAACTTCTCGTTCACCGCCGCCCAGTATTCCGGGCTGTTCACCACCTCGGCCCCGGCCGCAAATTCCTCCGGGTGGGCTTTCACATAGCTCTCGCTGCCCTGCCAGCACGCCGCCACCGTGATCTCGTCCATCTTGCCAATGCCCGCCGTCCACAGGCTCAGCACCTTGTCGGCCGCTTTCGTCACCCCGCGCACGGCCTTGTTGTCGCTGTTCCGGGCCGCGTCGTGGGTACGGCCCACAAAGCCCTTCTGCGCGTTGGCACTTGCCATCTCGCCCACGCTGGTGCCCCGCAGGCGGTAGGCCAGCAGCTCGTCCCCGTGCTCGGCCATCCGCTGTTCAATTTTCGTCAGGCTGCTGTCCATGTCAGAGCCCAAAAAGCGCCCCACATTGCGCAGGTCGAATAGATTTTTGTTAAACTGTACAAATGCGCTTCCCGTGGCGCCCCAGCCCAGCTCTGCCGCTGCCGTGGGTAAGGGGGCGCCCGCCCGCCACCCCCGCCCCCCCCCC